CTTCTGCCAAGCTAAACACAAGGCGCGGGTCGGCGAGCTGTATCTTACCAGTCACGGGTACGCCTGTGCCAACCATACCGGCCACGCCTTCGGCGAATGCTATAAGCCCGCCGATCTGGCCATTTTGGAGTAATATATTTACACTTGGAAGCATTAGACTGTTGGGTTAAGGTTAGCAATGCGCGCCACTATGGCGGCTTGGCCGCCTTTCAGCGTGGTGTACTTTAAGTCAACAGCAGTTTGCAGCGTGGCCACATCTGTCTGTACATCTGCCCAGGCTTTCACTTCTGCTACGGTGAAGTCAAGGAGCGGATTGATTGGTTCCGACCCTGCTTTAGGAGCCACTGGGTCAGCAGTGGCATCAATAGCCGGGTCGGGGGTATCAGCGGCGGAGCTATCGGCGACGGGTTTTGGTGCTGTTGTAGCTTGCGTCGAGTCGGCGGCTGGTGTACCAGTAGGGGGGGTGATCTCTTCTAGCTCTTCTGCAAGCACTTCTGGTGCGAAGAGCTCGGAGCGGTTGGCCACTTGCACTGCTTTGTCTGCCTTTGTGGCTGCGTGCAGTGCGGCAGCAGCGCGATCAAAAAACGGCATGCCGTCGCTGGTTACAAAAATGGCTTCGGTGTTTGCGTGGGCTTCGAAGAGCGCCACAAGTCTTTCTTTGTTCATGTTATTGCTTTTTTTACGGTGATAATTATAAGGCCAAAAAGGAATAGACCGCAGGCAGCGCCAAAAAGGGCAAAGGCTTTGACGTAGACAGGTATAACTTTTACAGGAATTTTAGAAACCGTTGTCTCTGTGCGCTCCCTGTACTGCGTCACCATGGTATCGCGTAGCTTCGCTTCTATAGCCAATGTGTCGCATTCGCAGTTTATCGCTATGCGCCCATTGCCTGCGTCGCTGATGCGAAGATTTAGCTGTTTTTCGCTTATTTGAACGGGCTTTGAACCACGTTCAAAAGCCATTCGTAAACTGTCACAGTCTATAGATAAACTTGCCGAAGCGGCAGGTGCTATCAGCACGGTGTCGCGGACGGTGATGGTGCGCTCTACGTAGGTGCTGTCGCTTACAGTGTGCTGTTGAGTGATCGGGCGCTGATTGCAGCAACCCGACCCCATCAACAACAACACGAATATGGCTATAAGCACTTTCATAAGTGGGCGTATTTTAATCTGGCATCGAAGCTTGGGCAAGCCTTTTTTACTCTTGGAAAATCCCGATGCCCTTGTATTGTGGCATTTGGGTACAACCTTCTCCAGTGCTTAAGCACTTGTACAAGCGCTGCTTTTTGCTCCATGGTACGGTTGTCTTGTGGGTTGCCTAAGCCATCTACGCCGCCTATGTAGCCTACATGTACACTTTGCGAATTATAGCCAAGCACACCATTGGCCACCTTGTCTACAGTCAGCAGCTCGTGCTGCACGCCTGCGGCGTCAATGAGTATGTGGTAGCCTGGATTTTTCCACCCAAGCTGCGAGCGCCAATAATTCAAGATAGCGCTTACCTTGGCTGTCTGAGCGGTAGCTGTGCAATGCACTACGATGTACTTTATATTTCTCACTTGCCTTTTAATACTGAATTTTCGCGTTCGTGCCTGCGCACCTGTGCTTCCAGGTGCGTAACTCTCTCGCGCAGGGGCTGCACCAGCGCAATCATATCTACATTGATCTGGCGCAGCTGCTCGTTGTGGGCTTTTAAGTCGTTCAGCATGCCCTTGTATATCTCTATTTCGCTCCCCACATTGGTAAGCTCTACAGATTTAGCCTGGGCTTCTTTTTCGCGGGCTTCAGCTACCTTAAGCCGGCGCCCAGTGAGCAGGCCAGCAAAGAAGCCACCTACTGTGACTATGGAACCTAATACTATGGTAAGAAGCTCCACGGCTTAATTTTGTGCGAGCGCGCCGGTGCAACGAAATACAGAGCCGTCAAACTCAAAGGCGATCACAAAGGTCTTGTTGGCCGCTATTGTTACCGGGTTTGCGCCAAAGCCTGTACCAAAAGTGAGCGCTCGGCCTGTAGCATCTGCCGACACTTTTACAAGTACAGTGTCGCCAGGGGCTTGCTCTGGGTGCACTGTTGCATTGATTGTGGCAGCGCTCGAAAGCTGCGAAATGTTCACGTGCGTCTTGCTGTTTTTTGTCTCGATCGCCATGACGGCAGCAGCTACTACAGCTAAGATTGTGGCTGGGCCAAAGGGGTGCTTTACGAGAGAGTTTGCTGCTGAGTTGGTGTCTATTGATGACATAATTGCTTTTTTTTTAGTTGGTTAATTGCGGGCGCATCTGGGCGCCCGCTTTAATTATTTGAAGTCTTAAACGCCAAGTGCTGATGTGATGAAGTACACGCCCTTATTGTCTGCGCGGCGGCGGCGGCCACCCATGTACAGCTCAGCGCTGTAGATGTCTCCGTACATAGAAGCTACTCTTAGGTCTTCGAAAACGTCAACAGTACCAAGCGCTTTAGTAACGGCGTCCTTTTGAAAGCAAACCGTTGCGTCACGGTCTGCGGCTTCTTTGGCAGCGCCGTAAGGCTTTACAATGACATCGCCACCGGCCACCGTCATGGTAGCTACGCTGCTGCGCTGGTAAAATGTAAAGCCAAATAGTGCGCCAATAGACCCTGTGGCTGCGTTATATCCTTGCGAGAACAGTGCGTATTGATTGTCCGAAAAGCTATTTACAAGCTCGTCCAAGTGGTTGGCGGTGATGACGCAAAAGCGGTCATTCTCCGGCACATCGTCTTCATTCATTTTGCGCTGGGCAAGCTTTAAATCTTGGTATCTAAACACCTTTCTGGCGCCAGTTTGTACGTTCGAAAGCAAGCTTGTATTCACTCCAGTAGTGAGTAAAATGTTTGCCTGTGGCAGGTCTGTGCCCCACATTACAATCAAATCTATAGCTACTTCGTTGGTCAATGCGTTAATGTGCCCGCCAAGCACGCTGTCCATTTTATTGTAGCTTGCTTCGTAGGTCTCTGCGGCAGTTATGTGCGTAGGGTCAGTCCGATAAGCGTTGAGCATATAATTCAATGTACTGTCGGCGCGTCTAGAAATAGGTGCCGGGAACACTTCGCGGTTCTTGGTTACTTTTGGGTCTGAACCAGCCTGCGGAAGTATAACATACTTTCCTTCTTTTACAAATTCGTCGTCGCTGTATGCTGCCTGTATAAAGCTGTTGTTTGCGTATAGCTTTTCGGTAACGTAGTTCACCCACATTGCTACGTCTATGCCTTGGCGGTATGCCGTGACGGCTGCTGTGGGTATGAAGCTAAGCAAGATCAAAACAGCTCCGACTGTGGGCACTACTAAAAGCGGATTGAGTCCAGCGTCTGCTGCTTGCACACCAATGCTGCCGAGCAACAATGCGAAGGCGAAGAGCGGCAAAAGGAATTTTGCTATAAATGATTTCATTTTTGTGTGTATTGGTTTGGGTTTATTGGTTTCTTTTGGTTTTGAAAAATGCCGAAGGCTCCTTGCGGCTTACCTTCGGCTTCTGCTCTGGGGGTGGTTATTTCTTAATTGCTTGCCGGTTCCTTGCCGAACTTCGCCAGGTATTTCTCCTTGTACATTTCATTGTCGTGCAGCTTCACATACGCGAGCTCGCCGGTTTTAAACAGCATGTCAAAATCTTTTGCGGCAAGCAAGGCTAGCTTGCCATCTCCATTGCCTGCCTTATTGCCCGCGATGCGCTCCTGCGCGCTCACGTGTCCGGGCAGAGCGTTAATGGCTTTTTTCGCGGCGTCATAGTTGCTTTCAGCAAGCGCCAGCCAGGGGGCCTTTTCGGCGGCAATTAATTTGCCGGCTATTTCGGCGCCGTCTACCAGCGCTATGGCCAAGTCTTTTACACCTTGGGTTTTCAGCGCGGCTATTTCAGCGGTGAGCGTTGAATTTTCAGCGCGCAGCTGCACCAGTGTCGCTTCTGTTTCGGCAGCAAGTGCTACTGCATTGTCGGCTTTCGCCACTTGGGCAGCATCATGCGCCGCCTGCTCTTCTTTTGTCATGGTAGGAATGATTGTGGGTATAAGGTGATCTGTGAGTGAAATTACATTGTCATTGCTGTCGTAAAGCACCACCGCCAAGGCGTCTGGATTGCTGCCTATGTCTACGATGCTCGCTTCTTTCATTGTCCAGTCTGTCACGGTCTCCTTGAGCTGGAGCGGTAAAAGCATGGCGGGGTCGTTGCTCGTGCTGTTTGGCTTGGCGCCTACGCTTGCCATGCGCAGTGTGCCGTGCTCTACCTTGTGGTAGATGCTCATGGCAAAGGCGTCGTTGTCATCAAATACAGGCACGGCAGAAATGGTGCCCGCGTTCATCTTGATGTCGTCCCAGAAGCCAATGGGCAGCACTTGGTCTTTGGCATTGCCGCTTGGCCGTAGGTGGTTAAACAGCATTACCGGGTTTGCTTCAAATTCACCTAAGCGCGCACCCGCTGTGAGCATACGGAAGCCTAAGCTGTTGAGCGCATCTGTGTGCAGTGTAAATCGCTTGGTGCTTTTGGGCATGTATTGTTTTTAGTAAGGGGTGATCGGGGTACAAATATTGCCGCGAATTTTGGAAGTGAAAAATGATTGCATCTTATTGGTGCATGGAGTTGTAGGCCATGGGCACAGATACGGGGCTTATGTGTGTGCGCTTTTTCGGGGTGCGAAATTATTGCTTGTAATTTGTATGAGAAATTCGAGCACTATATGGCAAAAATTGGCATTAATCAGAAGCGAGAGCTGGCTGAAATGCACTACCGCGCGGGCGTTACCATGGCCAAAGCACTGGCCGCGAAAGTGGGCGTCACCGAGAAGACCATGGGCAAATGGATAAAAGATGGGCACTGGGAAAAGCTGCGCATGAATATACCGCTCGTAAAGCAGGAGCAAGTGCAGCTTATGCTGGCCGAGCTGCAAGCCATAAACCTAACGGTGGCCACAAAGCCCGAAGGCTCGCGCTATGCCGACACCAAGACGGCAGACATACGGCGCAAGCTTGTGGCTGATCTGCGCGACCTGGAAGGCGAGACAAGTGTCTCAGATAAGATCAGCGTGGCTATGAGCTTCACGAAATGGCTGGGCAAAATAGATGTAGCAAAGGCGCAAGAAGTAGGCGCCTTGCTTGATGTTTTTATTAAGGAAGGGTTAAGATGAAGCTTATAGACAGGCAAGCCCAGCGCGACTGGGACGAGCATCTTAAGAACTTAATGCGCTCGGTAACTGTAGACCATACCGAGAGCGAAAGCGAGCGCATTGTGCGAAAGCAGAAACTCGAAAAGGACTTTGAGCAGTGGGCGAACTATTACTTTCCTGCTTATGCCACCAGCGAGCCGGCGCCTTTTCACAAGAAAGCGGCACGCCGTGTAATTAACAACAGGCGCTGGTTTGAAGTGCGGGCCTGGAGCCGTGAGCTGGCTAAGACCACGCGCACCATGATAGAAGTACTGTTTTTGGTGCTTGTAAAAAAAGAAGTGCGCAATACGGTCATGGTAAGCAACAGCTACGACAATGCCGAGCGGCTGCTCTCTGGCTACAAGCTAAGCTTGGAGCACAACCAGCGGATAATACACGACTATGGCACGCAGGAGCAACAGGGTAGCTGGACAAGTGGCGAGTTTATCACGCGGCAAGGTGCATCTTTTCGCGCGCTTGGCGCAGGGCAAAACCCACGGGGCAGCAAGAATGAAGAGTGGCGAGTAGACTGTATTCTTATTGACGACTACGACACAGACGAAGAGTGCCGAAATGAGCTGCGAATAAAAGAAAAGGTGAGCTGGATAGAAAAGGCCTTGCTGCCTACCCTGTCTGTAAGCGGCAACTACCGCGTGATTGTGTGCGGCAATATTATAGCACCCGTGTGCACCGTAAAGGCATTGATGAAGGTTGCAATGCACAGCGAAATTGTGAACATACGCGACGCACAAGGCAGAAGCTCTTGGGTTAAAAATAGCGAAGCCGACATAGATCAGTTTCTTGGCATGCTTTCGTATGCTACCATACAAGGCGAATTTTATAACAACCCGATCACTGAAGGTACGGTGTTTCAAGAAATGGCTTACAAACCCATTCGCCCGCTTATCGAGTATGGCTATTTGGTGTGTTACACTGACCCTAGTTTTAAGGAGTCTAAGCGGAACGACTACAAGGCCACGGTGCTTGTGGGTAGGTGGCGCGATGAGTACCACGTGCTTAAAGCCTACGCCAACCAGACTACCACGGCAGCCATGATAGACTGGCACTATGAAGTGATGGCCTTTGTGGCTGATCGGGTGCCTGTGTACTATCTTATGGAAGCCAATTTTTTGCAGGACATCATTCTACAGGAGTTTTACCGGGCTTCAATGGAGCGCAAAAAGACCATCCCGATAAGCGGAGACATGCGCTCTAAGCCAGATAAATTTACGAGAATAGAAGCGCTCCTGGAGCCACTAAACAGAAACGCAAAGCTGTACTTAAACTTAGCAGAAGAGCATGCCCCTGGTATGCGCGTGCTGCGAGAGCAGTTCTTGTCACTAGAGCCAGGAAGCAGGGCACATGATGACGCGCCTGACGCTGTAGAAGGCGCAGTATTTGAGCTCAATCGCCGCTGGGCCACAGATCAAACGAAGGGCGTAACCGCCATACCTTACAAAAATAAAAACCAAAAACGCTATTGATGCTAAGCTTAGACGACCTTAAGAGCCATATAACTGTTGGCACAATGGATGCCATCACCGACGACACAGACGCCCTTGCACAAGGTGCGCTTGATGCCGCAATCAGTGAAGCCAAGGGCTTCTGCTCCTTGTACGATGTAGATGCGCTGTTTGCCGGCACGCCAGATGACCCCATTCTTAAGCAGCACATTAAAAGCATGGCAAAGTGGCACCTTATGGCCTTGACCAATGTCAATATAGACTGGGCTGATACTGAAACAAGATACAACCAAGCTACGATGTGGCTGCGATCTGTGCAAAGCGGTAAAGTGGTGCAGCCAAACTGGCCACTGCGCACCGTGCCAGCTGGCAAAGACACCTACTTTCACAGCAGCTCGCGGGCTCCCAAACGAAATAACCACTATTAATGGCTAAAACAAGAACACTACCAGGGCACGCGGCGCCAGCCAAAAAAGACGCAGATGGCGCAAAGCCGAGCATTATACTGCAAGAAATTGTAGTGCGCCCTGTAAGCCGGGGCAATGTGGATATACAAAAATGGCGCGATGCCATCACGGCTGCCGAAGCCACCAACCCGCGCAGGCTAAAGCTATACGACCTATACAAGGAAGTACTGCTGGATGGGCACGTAGTCAGCGTGACCAACAAGCGCCTGATGGGCGCTACCAATGCCGACTGGGTGTACTTTGACAGTACAGGTAAAGAAGTGCCAGAAATGATGGACTTCATAGACACCCCTGCCTTTGAAGAGCTTGTGTCTGAGATTGTGAACAGCAAGATATGGGGCTATACGATGTGTGAGCTTTCTTTTCGCAAAGGTGGCCAGCCTGGCATTTACACCATACCACGAAAGCATATACGCCCAGAGAGCGGCATGGTCATGTACGAACAGAATGGCATGGCCGGCTTTTCGGTTCGTGATGGCAGGTACCGCCACACGGTGCTTGAAGCTGGCAAGCCAGACGACCTGGGCCTACTTATGGTCGTAGCTCAATATGCCATCTACAAGCGGGGCAATATAGGCGACTGGGCGGGCTATAACGAAATATTTGGCACGCCAATTATAGACGCAGTTTGGGACGGCTTCAACGAAGATCAACGTGTGAAACTGCTGCAAGCTATCCAAAATGTAGGCAATGGTGGTGCCATTGT